ACCACTGTTCGCAATCCCGGTACGAGCATCACCGTCATACGCATTTTTGCTGTTTATAGCAAACTGGAACTGCTTCTGACAGCCACCATCTACATATTTCTTATATATCGGGTCTGCACCAACAGGATCTATAGAATATTCCATTCCATCTCCGAGATAATCAACATTAATCTTCTGCCCATCTACCAACGGACATGTCAACAGATAATCTCGGATACTCTCAATGATTGGCTTACTGATTGGCAATTCTGTTCGCCCCTTTCTTGATCACTTCTTTCTTACTCGCCTTCATAGTCTCAAACCAACGTGCTTTCTCTTCATGCTCGTAATACTGTCTGCGTGCGTATGGTGCAAGATACTCGATGCTTCCCGACCCTATTACGGTGCCAAGAGTGGCAGACTTAATCATCATGCCTGTCAGACGTGGAGTCAGAGGATTCATATACCTCAAGCACTCAGAATCCACAAATTCCTGAGCATTTGAAAAAGCACGTTCCTTATCAGGCTTAAACCCAGGTGCCCACTCTAGACGAGCATAAACTTTTCCAGCATTGGCACCATTTCGAATCTTAATAAGCTTAATTCCACCTCTTGGTGCCTCAATGTTGAATTTCTTCTTTCCAGCCATTTACACACCACCTATTCTCCAGTGCGGAAGTCCTCCAAAACGATTGTCTGAATAAGAGATAATCTTACAATGCTTCGAGCGAAGATCCTTTAGATCTGACGGCCTCCCGATGTCTATCTGGCATTCGCCGATAACAATCCAGTCATCGTTCTGCAAAGTCCAGTACCCGGATGGATTGTTCATTTTAGCGTATTCATTTTCCGGAAGGTACGCATCACCGCAGTCAACACCCTGCGGAATCCGAATCTTGTACACATCCGCACTGTTAAGCCCGGAATCACCAACCGAAGTCTTGTGATCAATATAAACGTGTACATTATGGATTACCGTCCTGTGCCAAGCATCCAGCCTTGTTGCTTGGTCATACTTTCGGTTATAAATTGTAATATCCGCATTCGTGATCATACTTCATCAACTCCAAAATCCATTAAGCCTGTGCTTCCGAGATACACATATGCCACACCGTAAAGCTGCCCGAAAACGCTGTCTTTCGTGTCATATGATACCGAGTATCCATCTGTGCTTTCAGACGCCTTACCGTCCCTTTTTTCGTCTGTATACATAATCTCTGCCATTTCACATATCGCACAGTTTGCTTTGTTCTCCCACTCGGATCCTGCCCACTCATCCGGCATTCTTCCAAACGTGTAATGCTCTAATCTGCTTACAGCTTTCATTTCAAGCCGCTGCCATGCAGATTCAGGGACGTTTCCGCCCCCGTAAGTTTCCATATAAAAACCATAATCTACATGCATACGATCACCTCATTAAGCAGCTGCAGCTGTGTGTACGTAGATACCTAATTTCTTATTGTCTTTTGCTTCTGCGATACCAACTGTTCTGTAACCGAATTTCCAAGCATCTGCATCCTGGTTTGCTTCAGGCGTGATAATCTTAGATACAACATGCTTCTGGTTCTGGATAGCTGCGTTTTTGTCTACGATGAGGAAATCAACTGCCTTTCCACCAGTTGTTGCAAAACCGCCAGCTCCGGTAGCCGTAAGCGTTACTTTATCGAAGAAACGTCCAGCCGGTACCTTAATCACTCCAGCCCATCCTTCCATTACTTTCTTGGATGCCGTTGTATCCAAGTCCTCAATCATTCCAGCGAGTGTTGCGGAAATGAACAGATAGCAGGTTTCCGGTTTTGCTTCTGCGTTCTCGATTGCTGTTTTTCCTTTTCTAATGGCTGCGATACCTGCTTTACCATCTGCGATAGCTTCAGTCACAGCCTGACCTGTCGGAGCGAATCTAGCATACTTAGCCAGTCTCCATGCATCCAGCTCCGGAACTACCTGTGTACGAAGGAATTCTCCGGAAAGACGTCCGAATGCAACACCAGCAGATTCAATGTTATCCATTGCATCCACGGTGAACATACGACCACGATCGTAGTCACATTTCTTTGTTTCGTACTCCAGTGTTACGTCTCCTGCAACGTAGCCTGTCTGTTTGTTGTAATTCGCAAGACCGCTCATGGTCATCTTCGGAATCAGAATCTCATTTGCGTTTGCTCCCTCTTTTACAAGTTCGTTCGGTCCATCGAGAACCGCAGTTAAAGATGCCAGTTTGTAAACCTCATCCAGCATCGTGGAATATGCTTTTCTTAATGCAATTGTATTTGCCATAATCACTTACCTCTTTTCTTATTTGCTCTGTTCCGGAAGTCCCATTGCCGCACGGATCGAAGCCATAGAATCTTTTCCAAGTCCTTCATCCCCGCCGCCAGTAGGTCCAACCGGATTACTAAATGGTTCGTTTGCTCCAAATAAATAAGCATCGGATTTCTTTGCTGATTCCAATGCTTTCTTAATGTCCTCGGTCTGGTCTTTGGATGCTTTCAATGCATCAATGTCAAGCAGTGCCATAATTGCCTTAGCATTACGTCCACCGGCGTCCTTGATGGATGTCGTGAGCGAATCCGTGAAGAGTCTGTCAGCTTCCTTTGCAGCATACTCATCATCCTTTGTTTTCAGATCGCCCTGCAGCTTCGTGATCTGCCCCATCAGGTCATTCACATCTACACCATCAAACTCTTTCAGCTGAGCATTGACTGTATCAAGCTGACCTTTGTAGTTGTCGCGTTCGCCCTCCGCCTTTGTGGTCTTCGCTTTCTCTGCAGCGACGTCCTTACCGTTTTCAGCCATGATCTTGTCAATGGCATCCTGTTCCAATCCGAGTCCTCTTAAAAATTCTGTTTTCATGTTCCTACTCCTTTCGTCTTAGGTTGTTTTAGGCGTGTAACCATCCGCCACGAATCGACTGTTTAAGGTCTGATCAACTGACCAAACTGCATAAAAATAAGACGCATCACCCAGCGTCTCCGTGGGAGATATCGGATCACCGCCTTTCTACAGATAACCGCTTACCATCAAAGCAAACCGCATCACCGATTTTGGCTGTCTGGTCATTTATCTTCACCCCTTTCAATACTTCTGCTCCATCATGGATGCCGTACAGAAACTTTACTGTTTTATAGTTTATACGGTCTGCCAGCCAATTTGGTGCCAGCATATCCGCATCTTTGCTTATAATGTACTTCTGTATCATTCTTCATAAATCACATCCAGCCCGTAGGCAACTGCTGCATCATGCTCAATACGGCATCCTCTTGCATTTTCCCAGCCCTTGCAGAAATATGCCACATGACATAAGCTCATATTTTCCAAAGATTTCGCCAAGAAACACAGCGGAATCTGTACTACTCCACGTTGTTCCATACTTTCATTGCTGTACCATTCATCTGTGAATAAGGTATTCACAATCTCATATCCTTTCTCTTTCAGCACTTCGATTGCTTTCTCTCTTGTTGCTACGATTTCTTCATCTGTTTTTCCAGCCATTGGCTGTGATAACATTGCTTTCATCATAATTTTTCACCTTTCCTTTCTTAAAAATGGGTACAAAAATACCACTCACTCCGAAGAATGGGTGGTATCATGGTATTAAATTTGTAATTCCTTTTGTTGCATTATACATACGTTGCATTATTGAATTTTCGCTAAGGTATTCAAGTCCCTTTAAAGTAATTCTGATGCTTTCAATATCAACTCTCATTTCTCCATCAGTATACTTTTTAATCGAAACTCCTTTTATATATCCAGCATCCAAAAGCATTTCCATATACTTATCCCAACGTTGCTGCGATATACCTAAATTGTTTGAGCTAATTCGTTCGGTGTCTACATTTTCTAAATCCATTGATTTTTCTAACACTGAAAGAATCTTATATATGATTTTGAAATTATCCATAAGCATCACCCATCATAGCTTTTCAGCTTCCACAACTCCACTTTTGAGCGGATAAATGCGATATCTTTCTCCAGAAGCTCTCTTTCTTCCGGTGTGATGTCGTTGTATTTTCCCATCTCATAGCGTGGGATATGGTACGACAACTGTTCCAGTACTCTCTCCTCCAGAATGTCATGCTCCACTTCATAAGCTCCGATAGAAATGATCCAGAGTGCTTCTGATGTGCCAATAAGCAGCTCGTTATCTTCTTCTGTCATCCAGTCAGTGACCTGTCTCGGTGTCCAGCCAAACTTTTCATACTGAATCATGCAATCATGAACCCCGTCTTTGTATTCCTGATACGTAAGATCATCTTCTGCTCTCATACCGTCTCACCTCGTTCTTCCTGCCCATGGCTTATTTTTGTTCTTTTCTGCCTGTTTCTTTGCATTTGATACTGCATTTACTTTAACGTTAGGATATCTTTCTTTAAACTGTTGCATAACTCCACGGCAACTTTCACACATACAGCGTTCTGATAATAAATTTAAAGTGTGTTCTTTTCCATCCTTCGCAACTGATGCCGCATATTCAAAAAGCTTTGCTTCACTATCTACTTTTCTATCATGCGTTCCAATATGGGAGGTCTTAAACTCCGACGTTGTTTTTTCTAACACCAGTGCATTTTTGTCTCCTTTAAAATTTATGTATCCCTGACTACTAACATCATTTATTTGACTATTTCCAAACTTTGTATCGCCATCAAATTCCATGACCGCAATGTTTCCTTTTCTTTTTGCATTTCCAGTAAAAAGTTGCGTTTTCGTCTGGAATGCTTTTTGATCCAGTTCGTAGATCTTGGATGGGGACATTTCACCGGAATCAACATCGTACAGTCTTACAACTGCATATCTATGCTGTAGTTCGTCCCACTTCTCAGGATCATTATACTTCATCTGCCGGAACTTCTCAAGACTTCCAATATCATCTCCAATGATATTTTTGTACCGATAATACTGCTTCGAATCTCTGTCAGCATTCCTGATCATATCTGTCGTATATTTGCGATTCTGCTTTTTCGTATTTGTAGCAACTCTTCCTCTCACGTCCAGATATATCCGCTCCCGCTCTTGTTTCAGTCCCATCTGCTTGGAAAATCTGGCATACTCATCAAGCTGTCCCTGATACTTGCATCGAGCTAACATCACATCATCCGGATCAGCTCCGCCCTCTTTCAGGAGCTGCACCTTCTGACGTTGTGCCCTCATCGCCGTCTCCATCTGTCTCTGTCGCTGTTTGGCTTCGTATACGGTATATTCCTTACCCTTAAACTCTTTCGGCGTATTTTCCTTACGATCCTGCTCTTCCAACCACTCATCCGTCCAATTTCGTTCAGATATTCCAGGAATAAATGGATAATATTCATGATAACAGTTCGCCCCGAGAAGACCGGTCACGCTTCCAAGCCCACATACTGTTGTAAGCTGTTGTTTTGTCCAAACCTTGCCCTGCCATACAGCATGCGTTGGTCTGGCACCAGAATGCCACGCAACCTCGAAATGCTCTGTTCCGAGCTTTTCTGCGTTTGCTTCGGATATCTTTCCGGTTAATTGCGATATTCCTGTCATAACCGCTCTTCTGGCAGCGACCTCTACTCGGCTGGAATAACCAGATGCATAATCAATCGTCCGAAGTCCGCTATTGGTCAGCTGTGTCACTACTCGCCGGAGGACGCTGTTATAATCAAATGCTCCGGATACAATATCAAGGCACGCTGCATCGAGATATTTTCCGTATACCTGAGAGAGTGGTGTCATAACACGTTTCCCATTCCCATAATCCAGATAGAACCCGAGAGACTGTGTGATGTTCTCCAAATCCGTGCTACTTTGTCTGATCAGTGCATCCGTGATTTGCTGCAGCTCCTCATTCTCTTCAAATGGGATAAACTCCGCATTCACCTGTTCATAGATGTCCTTGTTTCTGACATATTCCCAGTCGATTACTTTGTCGTACAGTTCAAACATTTCCGGGTAAGAAGCATTCAGAGTGTCTTTCAATGCATTTTCAATGTCCTCCGAAGAATACCCCAGTATTTTTAACCGGTTAATCTGCCAGTCTGCCGTGCTGGTGATCTCGCCCGTCTTTTTGATTCTCCGCACAATATCCTGGAGAATCCTGACTTCAAGATCTGCGTATCTTGCCACAATTTTGCTGGCGATCTTTTCCTTATATTCATTTCTCATATCACTCCATCACCTGATTTTGCTCGGGAAGATTCTTGCGGGCCTGCTCAACCGTTTCTCCATACCACTTTGCCCGATATTCTTCCAGCCTCATCACACCCATGCTCACATCCTGCCGATCCTGCTGCCGTTCAGCCTCTTCGTCTGTCAGAATGGAGTCGTTAAACTTGCAAGAGAACTCGTATCCGGAGGAATAGGCATTGTTGTAAAACGCAAGACCAACAGCAAATGCTTCCAGACACCCTTTAAGCATCTCCTGGATAGCCGATACTCTGTTGTACTTCCGAGACTTCGACGTCTTAATCTCGGCAGCAGTCTTTTCTACCTCGTTTACATCCGACAGATCTCCATAAGCAAGACCAACCGTAAACTCAATCTCACGCTTATACTCTTCGAGCCCTCTCTTATACGCTTCATCTCGCATCTCCGGGGAATACTCTCGCAAGAGTTCCTTGTCCTTACCGTCCTCGATGTTCAGACCGCGATACAGACGTTTGTTCAGCCTTGCCATCCCAAATCTTCCGGTTTTCGCATTCTTCTGTAGTGCTCTGTTATCCACGTGAATCGCACGTTCTCCCGATTCATATTCCCAGTCCAGTCTAGCTCCCTGAACATCAGCTTTATGGATAAGCTCTGTTGCAGAATCAAAAATTGATACTCCGCATGAAGATCCATCAACCATGTTCTTCAGCGGATTCCGGTAATACCCAAAATCCATTTTGGTCATGTCCGGATAAATGACCGGTCCCGGATTGATTGACGCCCATTCCGTCACTTCATCAATTTTGCAGTTGCTTCCAATGTCGCTCTTATCCTGTGAGTGATAGCATTTGTTTTCAATAGTCAGATTCCCATTCGTAAAATAGTGCCGCTCTACCCTCGTGTAATAGTCTGTTTCTCCGACTTTCTTCACGGTCAGAAATGCAACGTCAATCGGGTTCCCATCATCGCCGAACTGCACCGGAATAAACTTATCTGCAGTAATAAATTCTGCGTTCCCTCCGGGAAGTGGTCGTAGGCAAAAAGAACCAAGCCCTAACCCGAACTGCAGATTCTCATTCAAAAGCAACAGATTCTTCTGATATATCTTATCCAGAGTATCATTCGACAAGCTGGTTTCCATTTCAACAAGGACTGTGTCAGCGAACTCCCTGCATATTCCATGCTCAATCCGAAGAGACTTAATGGAGTCGGTCAGCCACTCCGCTTCCCCATTCAGCATCTTCTTCCAGTCGTTGATGGCATCAATCATCGTCTGAGAAAGAACAACGTCCCTGCCTATAATATTTTTAATTGTCGTATATCCGAACATTTCTGTTATCCTCCTCCACATCCTCTTAATTCCATCAAACATCTTCCGCCTCCTGTATCAAGTATTTCATGTCCCGTTCTATCGTGTACTCGAATGCGTCTAGACTGTCAATATCAGTGCTTCCATCGTCCAGACGCTCATCTTTATCTTTGACATCCTTGTTCCACACTGCATCAGACAGTGCTGTTTCCAGTGACTCGCAATCGTCTGTAATAAAAAACCGTCCGGCTCCCATGAGTCTGACGGTACATCTGATTCTGTCTGTAATTGTCTTTTTCTTTGCCGGTCGGACCGATATCCACGGGAATCTTCGCTCCACTGCATTTCGGATGGAGTTTCCGAGAACGGTCTCTGCATTATCCCAGAATACAGATTCTACGTTGCAATATTCCACATATTCTCCATAATTTACACATATGGCATACTGGTCAATCACTTCCTGAATGAATTCACAGAACAGCTGATCTAGCTTATTGCTGTCGATTTCTTCCACTTCATCCCTCGCCATGATGCGCCGGCTCTTGAGAACTATCACTTCCCGGTAATCGTCCGTGTATCCTCTGGCCACAAATGAATGCCCGGATTGGCTTCCACCAAAGTCAATCCCAAGCTCGATAGATGTGATGTCCTCTTTTCGGAACTGCTTGCACTCCGGATCCGGAAAAAGCTCGTCCACGATATCGCATCGGAATTGTTTCGGATCATCTGCAAAGCTCTTATATATCGCACCTTCGGCACGTTTCCACAGACCGAGTATAAGGCGATCATAATAAATTGTCCCCTCGTATTCCTTACAGAGCTGTTCCACAAACTCAGCTGGAAGGAATGGATTATCGAATATCGTGTACCTCTGTAGGTAAATATCCAGTTCATCGTTGTCCAAGAACTCCTTCAGCCAATGTGTCGGATGCTCCGGGTTGCACGATCCATCGAAGCAGCTGTATGGCTTGTCGAGACGAGATTTCAGCATCTGAAACACCTCTTTGTTCCATTTGGCGATCTCATCACCATAGCAATACTTGATGCTGGCTCCCTGAATCTTTGCTACCTGGCTGACCTTCTCGGCTCCGAGGCAATACACCTCTTCACCACATATCATTGCCACATTCCGGTTGTTGATGAATCCGATCAGCTCACTGGTATACAGTTCTCTCATAGGTTGCAGCACATTTCGTTCGATGGATTCTTTCGATACACCGAGGATAACGTTCAGTCCCGGCTTTCCTGCGACAGCCCTGATCCGGAATGGGATCATAAATGCTGTATCAACATATGACTTCCCGGAACGTACCGCTCCGGACTTAATGTTCCATCTATGAGTCGCATTGACAATGTACTCATTCTGTTTCTTGCTCAGTTGCATTGTTCCGCAGCTCCTCCAGTATGCTATCAAGTCTGTCTATTGCATCATGATTCTCATTCTCACCTGTGATTGCTTCTTTTCTGGCTTTGTTCAGTTCGATCCTTGCCTGCTGCTCCTCTTCATCCAGTTCCGTCTTTTCCGTCCAACCCTTGAAGTTGTTTCTCAGGCTGAACTGAGCCCCGCTCGTCCCGTCCCGGTCAAAGAGCCGTTCCTCTGCATACGCTTCCACCCTTGCCTTCGCACGTGTTATCGTGTTCATAAACTCCTTTTTCCCTTGATAGTTCAATAATGACAGCCTCGTGGAAAATCCAAGTGCTAAAGCCAGTCCTGTGACTGTTGGCGGGCGCTGATTAATAATAACTGGATTTCCAAATTTATTAAAAACCGTATTTCCATTGTTGTCTTTCAGGACTTCACCCTCGCACTGTTTAAAATAAGCATCTATTTTTTCTTCGATTTCTTCTTTACTCTTATACTTTGGCGGTCTTCCGACTGCCTTTTTTGTAGCCATTTGACCACCTCCATGCTATTAAATGCCTCTACGTCCTCCACGGCGACCTTTCGTAGCTCTCCTCTGATCTCCACGGTTGCCGCCCATCGATGTGTCTGCCTGGTTAAGAAAATCGTTCGCTGCTTTCCTGTCTGCCTCATATGCCTTCTGTTCTGCTGCTTTCGCCGCTGCAGTTACCGGCTTTACAGTTGCCCCATTTGCCTGGACTCTTTTTGTAAAATCCCTTACTGTCATATTCAGCGGAGTAGGCTGTGGCGTTCCTCCCACTCCCCGCTGATAATAATTCATTCCGTTTTTCTCGGAAAAATAATACCTTGTAGTCTCTCCGTTGTGCGTTACATCAACACCACTTCCACCTCCGCCGCCACCAGATTTACTTCCTCTACCACCCATCACACGATGCCTCCTTAAATTTTTCCTGAAATGCCTTTATTCGTACAATGTTCCCCGTACACTCTTCCGGGATCTGCCCGTAAAATATAATCTTAGTCGGATGCAACTTCTTAACCATTTCTTTGTATCCGGCAAGAAATAGTTCCCGGCTCTTTTTATTTTGCATGCACCCCACACTGGATACTGCCACCGTGCCTCCTGTGGGTTCTCCATCAAAGCACCAGGAATATGAATCCTCTGTACTCCATGCGATCGTTGGGATCACTTTTACCCCGTACATCTGCATATAAGCACCAATCCAATGCTTTCGGTAATGATTAAAGATCTGAACAGCTTTCGGAAAATCTGTATAAAGACTAAAATCCGGAGTAAATACGTACTGAAACTGCTGAAGCATCGGTATATATCTATCCGGATCATTCCATAATCTTATAAATTGATAGTCGTCAATAAAGAAATGAATGCTTTTCTTTTCTCTATCCTTACTTGTTGCTGCAAAATTGAATGGAATAAACTCTGTATCTCCATCAAAATCTACTGGCTTAAGTGTAGGTATCCCATACTCGCCCACACCCTCAAATACCATACGTTCTAAATTTTCATATCTTTTCGGATCTCGCAATCATTTCACCGCCTTCAATTCTGATCTATTTTTGTATTACATCCCCAACTGTCTTACGAGATCCTTTTCTCGCTCCGACAGCTCAAATACTATAGTGCTGGCTTTCTCTGCCGCTGCTTTCTCTGCCGCTGCTTTCTCTGACAGCAGTAATCCACCGCCAAATATTGCTTTTTTCATGGCTTTCTGTGCATCCAGTGATCTAACGAACAGGCTTCGTCTTTTTTCTACCTGATATTCAATCCCATACTTTGCCATCTTCTGCATCATGGCCGTTGTGACAATATAATCCGGGTATTCCATTGCCCGATAATCGGCTCCCGGCCAAAACGGACGGATAATCTTTTCAGGATCTGTGCCATACCGTCTGCAGACCCAGTCCTTTATCACCTCATATACCTCAGGTGGAGTATAGCAATCATCAGTAGTCTTTTTCGGCTTGAATTTTTCTACAAATTCCTCGTAACTCTCATTTTTCATATTTCACCTCATATCTCCCTGCATACAAAAAGACACCCTTTTCAGGGTGCCTTTGTACGGGGAGGATTACGTATAAGGAGTATTATCTATCGTCTTTCGACAATACCATATTAACACAGTATAAACTCCAGTGAACTCCACTCTTTAGGAAATTTCAGTTGCTCGAAATAAAAAGTAATTGGTTCTATATGTTCCTCTATTAGTCCATATTTTAATGCTAAACTATACTGAAATGTTTTTTGTAAATTTTCCATAAGAGTTGTAGTTAATCTTTTTCTAAATGTTTCTAAATCCATACTCGATTTATAGAAATTACATTGCCTACAAGATGGTAATAGATTATCTACGGAATACATTTCTTCCTCTGTCATAACTTGCTTAAAATCCGTATTAGCATAGACAGACTTAATATGGTCTACTTGCATATCCTTGTATTCCAAATTACAACCACAATAAGCACATTTATGATTGTATTTCTCATACAGTAATAACCGCATTCTCTTTGGTATCGGCTTATGTTTGCTCATTAGTCACCTCACAACTTTCAGTTTAATTAATTGCAACGTCATACCATGTTCGCACCCACCTTGCCACATTAAGCCTAAATTCGTCATCTTCCAACAGCTTTTTAACGTGGTTATAACAATCAATCGGTCTATGCACAATATAATCATAATTTGATGTTGGAATGGTCTCTCCTTCTGTAAATACAGGTATGCTCATTCTGTAAAATCTTTTTCTCCTGTCTTTTTCGTCATACTCTTCATATACCAAAACGCCATTTCTCAAACAGTATTCAGATATATTTTTCTTTGTCATTTTCATTCTGATTCACCTCGTTATTTCCCTCCTAAATTTTTAATTTTCTCAATGCTCTGCCGTGTAATTCATATATCCAGCTTTCGCTATAGTCCATTGACCTGGCAATTTCCCACCATTCCAATCCTTTTATGTACCGGTAAAACAACACGTCTCTCTCGTCCTCGTCTTCCAGTTCTCTGATTCTCCCGGAAATATCATTGTACGCCTTTACCTGCTCCACTCCCTCGTAGTACAGCTTATCCTCTTTCTCCCGAAGCTCCGCAGCATATCCGGATAGATCTCCTTGTCCGGATCCATGCGGCATCCCGTCGTTATTCATGGACGGATACATCTTCATGCTCCGGATCTCCTCAATCTCTGACTCTCCCGGAA